TAGAGTAGAGATTTTTTATAATGAGCGAAGGCCTCATCTACTTTTGCCTTATCAAGAACAATTTCAACCATATCAGAGGACATATGCAAGAAAGTAACACACAAGAAGAAAAAAAAGAAGAGCCTAAATTATCCGTTGAATCTCAAGGGGTTCCCCAAGAAGAGACCCAAGAAGAAATTAATTGGAAGAAGTACAGGGAAGACAATAAGAAAAACAAGAAAGCTCGAGAAGATGCCGAAGAAAAAGCAGCTCAAAAGGCTCAAGAAACCGAGGACTTAAAGAGAGCGCTTGAAGAGGTCGTAAATAAAAAGACTTATTCACATGAGCAAGAAGACGAAGACGAAGACGAAAGCACTCGTATTAATAAAGAAGTCGAAAGAATCTTAGCCATTAAAGACAGTGAAAGAGAAAAAGCACGCGCCGAGAAAGAATTAACCGCTCTGCCACAAAAGCTCGCATCTTCTCATAAAGATTTTAACGATGTGTGCTCCGAGGATAATCTATTATACTTTGAGTATCATTTTTCAGACCTCGCTACATCCTTTAAGTATATGCCAGATTCTTTTGAGAAGTGGGATAACCTTTATAAGGCTATTAAAAGGGTTATGCCTGACGCCTCTAAGAAGAAGCATTACGATGCAGTAGCAGAAAAGAACTTAAACGCTCCTAAGTCTCACGCTACCGCAGCGGGTGCACCTAAGAGTACTTCGGTACGCGCTGGATTATCTCAAGAGGCAAAAAATGCCAACTGGCTTGCGATGAAAGAAAGAATGAAATAAAGAATACTCATTTGATCGGGCGACAGGCTATTGACCTCCTCTATAGACTTTCTCCCGATCGCCCTTTTTATATCTTTGCTCAAATTATTACTTTTATGTTAAAATAAAACTTCGCTGTATTTGGTCTCGCGTTGCCTAGGCTGTAAACTGTACTCGCCTCACTATAAATTAATTTAATTTAGGTGCAAAAATGGCAGCATTATTCGGCGGAACGGGGATTGCTAATTTAAACAACCTCGCGCCAGAGTTACCTTTACAAGCAGCTGAAGATTTCTTATCTACTCCAATGTTTAACTTGATCTACTCTTTCGGGACAGATCTACACTATGCAGATGCTAACGTCGGCAAGACTACTCGCTTGAGTCGTTTTGAAAGACTTAGTACTGATGGCGGTTATATGGATGGATCGGGTCTTGACCCAGCTAGTGAAGTGCCTGTTAGAACAGATATTGACGCGACTATGAACGTATTCGCTAAATCAATAACCGTTACTGAACAGGTGGAGTTATACTCCAATGATAAGACATTAACAAAGTTTATAGCTTTGTTAGGACAGTAAACAAAATCTGCTGTCTTTAAACCCCATCTGATTGACTTGGAAAGCCGACGGGCAGACAGGGGGCAAGCAGGCGAAAGCCGTGCAGCCTGAGAGACTGAGTGAAGGGGACTCGTAAGAGTAAGCGACAGTCCGAACCAGATGTATAGATGAAGATCTGGAGGGAGAAATAACAAGACTCCCCGCTATCGTAAGGTAGTCAGTAGCCTTTCTTAGGTGAAAGTAACAGAAATGGGATGAGAGAAAAAGAAGATCTATTTATGAGAGATCTTTATTCTTCTTCTCCGACGTATTTAAATGCGACTGGGGGCTCAAATGGAGACCAACCTAGTAATATAACAAAAAGCTCCGTGGACAACATCGAGCGCATACTTCTAGATAATGACGCTAGAACAATGCTTTCGATGATCGAGGCTGAAGATAAGCTCGGAACGGCACCAGTAAGGGATGCATTTATTGCCCTTGCTAACACTGCCTTAACAGCATCTTTGCAAGATGTAAGTGGAGTATTGCTTAAAAATGCATACCCTTCACAAGAAGGACTTAGACCAGAAGAGTACTGTTCAATTTCTCGTTTTAGATTCTTTGTTTCATCAAAAGGTGGACAAGAGGCTAACGCGTCAAATCTTGGCAATACAGTTTATCTAGTGCCTATGTACGGCGTAGAATCTGTTGCGAAGATCGAGCAGAATAATTACACATCAAGAGTCGGTTTTAGACCTGATTGGGTTGTCTCTAGTGTGGCACAAAACAGCCAGTTATACGCCAAGTTTGCAGTTGCAGCAGCAATTTCAAATCAACAGTGGTTATCTGGTCTTAAAGCAACAGCAACCGTTTAAGGAGGAAATAAAATGGCATCAATATTAACACAAGATTCCTTTACCTCTACGGGTGCGGGAAAATACATCAATATTCCAACGTCTGCAGATTACTTCAAAACTACAAACTACACACAAATGAACCTTCAAGGGTCTGTTTGCGTAGGTGGTGAATGGTTTAAAGATGTAACAGCGCAAAACGATGGTATTAGATGGTCGAAAGCTGGTTCAAACGTTATTGAAATGGACCGATTTTCTACAGCTGTAGCCTCGGGGGGGTTTTCATATTATGAAGCACCACCAGCGCCAACAGCAGCGTTAACAGGTACAACAATAACACAAGCAGCTCCAGCGGTTTGTAGTGTTGCAAATACCTATTCAAATGGCGACACGGTCAGAATCTACGGGACACTTGGTATGTTACAAATTGCAGGAATGCCGTTTACCATATCAAATGTATCTGCAACTGACTTTGAGCTACAAGGTTTGGACAGTGCGGCATTTGCTGCAGCTGGAACAGCTTTCCAAGTAAGGAAAATTGATCCAAACTATGGCGTCTCACCACAATATTACTACCCTACAAAAATAACACAAGCGTCCCAAGGTGTTGTAACGACATCACAAGCGCATGATTATGTTGTAGGTCAGTTATTGAAAATGAGCGTGCCTGAAGCTTACGGCATGAGTGAGCTAGATCAGCTTACAGTTCAAGTCGTAGCTGTTGGAGCCTATACTTTTACAATCTCAGCAAACACAAGCGGTTTTTCTGCATTTGCATTACCTGCATCTACAGTCTCACCAAATATCGAGTTTGCTACGGTTGGACCAGTAGGACAAAGAACACAATACGATCCACTAACGGACGTGCAAACAGGGTACAATTTTACAAATGTGCCATTTAGGTTTAATGATTTTTCACCAAGAATGTTTCTAGCAGGCGGGGCAAATTCCCCAGCTGGTGCAAACGGCGACGTGATTGTTTATCAAACTTACAAGATGACGTAAACTATTAAGGGGGGCAACCCCCTTTTTTAAACTGTGGATTAAAAATGTTAAAAAAGAGGATTAAAAATGTTTGAGAAGAAAAGAAATAACCGAGGTGAAGAACACGGCTTAATTAAAACTCTGCCAAATTCAGACCACGACGCAAGTTTTAAGAATTTAAACCCAAAACTAAAAGAGAAATGCAAAAAGCAACGAGAAGAAGACTCCAGAGTAGTTAAAGCTCGTTACCTGCATAGAAAAGATATTCAACATGGACAGTTATACAAGTCGTATTGCGCATGGGGAGGCGATCAAATCCAACAATGGCGTTTTCTATCTGGTGAAGAGTACGAGGTGCCAATTGGTTTAATCAATGAAGTTAACGCCAAGATCCATAGAGAAACAAAGCTTACAGGACTGCTTGACGCTAACAATAGACCAATTCCAAGCGACATGCCAGGCGAATTAATCCACGAATTTGGTGCGTGTGCTTTTTAGTAGAGTAACTTTTCTCCATCTATAAACGGTGGAGATATTTTAAAAATATGAACATCGTAGATTTAAGAGTGTAACATGACAATTGCAGCGCAAGATTCAACAGTAAACGCAATAAGAAAGAAAGTAAGACGACTAACAGCGTCAACCGCTTCTATGCTGCCTACTGATGAACTAGATCAGTATATTAACACTGCATACACGCAAGAATTTCCATACTCTATTAAATTGGATCAGATGGTAAGAGTGTATTCATTCTTAACCTCCCCTAATCGGTCAAGATACCCACTTGATATGAACATATACCAAGGAATTAGAGGAGACGTATACATACAAGGAAGAAAAGCCACCTTATTTAAAGACTTAGACCAGTTTTATGACTCATGGCCAAGACTACCAAGCAAATACACACCTGCAACAGGTGACGGAGTTACAACAAACTTCACCTTTAACATTGGATCCCAAACCCCTTTCTTACCTACTACGGTAACAATAGGATCTACTGACACAGGCGGGCAAACTATTGCCATAGAAGATGATGGAGGAAGAGATACAAACACGGGCAACTTGCTTCTTATATCAACAGATAGCACAGGTAACCAAGTACCTCCAACACCAGCAACCTCACCAATACCACCAGCAGGAACACCATCAAACTCAGTTGGCACCGTAAACTATGTGACGGGTGCATTTACTCTAACCTTACCAGTTGCACCAGCTGATGGAGTTGCAATCACTGTGTGGGTATCAAACTACACGGTAGGTTATCCAAGCTCAGTACTATTTTATAAGAACGAATTTCAAATTAGACCCGTACCGAATAATGTGTATAAAGTAGAATTGAAAATGTACTATTCCCCCGTTCAGTTTCTCGAGCAAACCGAAGACCCATTATTAAAACAATGGTGGATGTATGTTTCTTTTTTAGCCTCTAAGTATGTACTACAAGATCGAAACGATTTTGACGGTGTAGAGTCGATTATGCCCGAACTAAAGAATCAAGAGGCATTAGTACTGTCTAGACAGGCTACCGAAGAGATAGGAATTCGCAACGAAACAATTTACTCTGATTCAACTAATACAAATGGCAATAACTATTGGGGAGGCTACAGTTTTTAAACCAATCTACATAGGTGCCTATCTTGAAGGGCTTGTTACCTCTCGACCAGAGTCTATCATTGCAAATGATGCTTTCCCGATCTTATTTAATGCTTATATATGGCGTGAAAAGATAGTGAAAAAATCGGGATGTAAAACTATTGGGCGTTTAAGAAGAAAGTTTGAAGATACTTCAATAACAACCTCAACAGCTGGGGTATGGTCTTTTAATCTATTCACCGTCACAGAAATAGGAGCCACCGAAGACAACAAGTCCTTAGAGGTGTCTTCGCTATCAATTACAATTGGAGCAGTAGTATTTACAGATGACGGAAACGGTGTTTTAAGCTCTGCAGCGCCAGCCAACTCTGGAACGGTAAACTACGCCACTGGAAATATAACACTCACCCACACGGGTGGCACCCTAGCGTCTACGGCCACATTTAACTACTTCCCTACCCTTCCCGTAATGGGCATCTCCACAAAGGAGACATACGAGGTAAATAATGAAGAGACGATAATATTTGACACTATATATGCATACGTATTTGAAACAGATGGCTACAGAGAATTTATTCCTGGTACGACTTGGACAGGAGAGGACTCAAGTTTTTTTTGGACAACCAACTATTTTCAAAACCAAGCGGGCACATCAAAGCTGTTTTGGGCGACAAACTTTGAAGATCCTATAATGTATGTAGACGGGGTAACGTGGAATCTATTTGAGCCTCTTGTAGACGCAGCTCAAAAGCTTCTACGTTGCAGGTGTTTAGTACCTTTCCGCTCTAGATTAGTAGCATTTAACACGGTTGAAGGCGAGACGATAG